TTATATGCAGTCAGGAATACACGAATGTCTTCTGCTGTTCTTTTGAAGTCAACCGTCTTTGTGAGACCTTTTGCATATGCATTACCAAAGTCAGAATGTTCACCTGTTGCATCATTGTTGATAATATACTTACCAAACTGCACAGATGGCCGTCCTTGACGAACTGTTGCAAAATCACTATCTGCCGTGACATCTGTAATCAACTTGATGGACTCTGTTGAGCTTGTTGCAACATTACCGATTTTATCGTTTGGTGAGCCATCTTCAAAAACAGTCACAAACTCATTTGACTTTGACATAACAGCTGGTGTTTCTTCAAGGAACTCAGCAACGTTCAAGTCATACATGACAATATCAAGCTGGTTATTTGAAACCCCATCATTCACAAAGAATGCTTCACCAGAAAGCGTCGTGGCATCATCTTTTTTGATGTAGTTTGTTTCTAGTTTCAGTGCATAACCAACACCAGGTGGAACATCGATGTTATGATATGGAATAAACTCACCAAGGTCAAGATTACGAACTTCACAGTCAACAAATGATGAGTTACCATATTCAGTCTTAATAACGGCACCAGTGAAGTATGAGAATGTTGCACTTGATCCAGCAGATGTGTTCGATGTCGTGTTTGTGGTTTGTGTAGAGTTTGCCACAACTGCTTCAATGGCATTTGTATTAACAAAACCACAACCTGTGTTTGAGAAGTAAACTGCAGTGATTGCGCCTGAGCCATCTGTTACGATATTTGCTGTGGCAACATAACCACCAGTAACTTTATCAGCTACATTCTCGAACCCTTTGATATGCAGAACATCTGAGTTTGAGTATCCAGAACCACCACCTGTGATTGCCACCGAGGTAATCTGGTTGTTAGTGAAGCGAACAGTTGAGTTGGCAGCAGAGTTACCAATCATGACAAATGCACTATCAACACCAAATGGAGATGATCGGTCAAACGATGATACACGACCGGTCGGTGTGATCATGAACTTCGCATCGGTGTTTGAGAAACTTATTGGCTCATTAAGTTCAATGACTGTGTTTGACTGAATAGCAGTAACGGTTCTGATATTTGTTGTTGTGCCATCTGTGATAACCAGACGATTGAAAGGATTTGTTGCAGAAAAGATACTTGACCACTGAAATGTATCACCGCTTGGAAGCTGTGAGTTTGCTGTCACAATATTATTGCCAGATTCTGTGGTCAAGGCAAGATATGTTCCGCCATTCTGATATCCACCTGGATGAAATACTGTGTTCTGGTATGCCATCATGCCACCGACATAAGCAGACTTTGTTGAACGGTTCTCATTGAATGAGATATATTCATATGAGCCAAAGTTGATATTGAAGTTTGTGCCCGATGAGCTAGCAACAATGTTTGCTGCTGGCCTGGTACGAATAATATCATCGCTATCAATAGAACCATTGGCACCAACAGGAACACCTACATGTGCATAACGAGCAATCTTGACGCTAAACTTCAGTGAAGTATCTTGACGTGGTCTCCAGTTCTTTAGGTATTCATCAAGGTTTGTATTATCATCTGCAGCAAAGATGTTATTGAAGTCATAGAAGCGACCAATAAACTTATCAGAAGGACCAGGAGAAACATTTGTTGAGCCTGTTAGGATTTCTCCTTGTACTGATGTCCATAGTTCAAACTGACTCAGCAAATCAAACTCAAACACAAAAGAATATTCTTTGTCGGTTTCAATTGTCACAGGTCGTGCAAAACGGAAAGTAGTTGGAACCGTGGCATCAGATGAGGTTAAAACATCATCAAGAGTGACAGAAGCTTCCTGTCCAGTGAAAACGCCTGATTCACGAGTGATCCTTGGTATGCCATACATCGTGTCAGCAATGAATAATGAAACACCAGGAAGTGTGCCAGTCATATTCAGAGTCACATCTGGTTTAAACTTGAAATATAGATCAATGGCACTAATATCACATGTTCTGGCACCATCCACTACAGACGGATCGACGTAAAATACTTGTGCACCATTAAAGCTTTTTGTTATCAATGCCATTGCGTAACCTATTCTATTGGGAAGAGTACCTGAACGGGACCTGCCGTTAAAATTATATTCATTGGTAGTATATATTGTGCCTTTGAAAGACCGTTTGCAGTGGTTACTTCAAAGACAACAGATGTTCGGGTTTGATTCTGTTCACGGCGATCTGTTTGTGCAAGTCGCCCTGTTTGAAATGCCACGGTTGCGGTCTGTGGAAGTTCAAAGTTGCGATCCCGGTTAAAGGGTATTTCCCAAAGTATTTCACACTGCAACGCGCCATTAGAATTAGTGGTCAACGATTCGCCAAAACCTTTACCAATTGTGCGTGTAGCATATCCATGATCAACATCATTTGCTGTAATAGAATATATTGTGTTTGGTAGTAAACCACTGAATGTTACACGATATGCATGATTTTGCGTGCGTGTAACATTCAAAGCTGTTGCATTTAAATCAGCCATTAAATTCTCCTAATATAGCCATTGTCAATAGCGACCCTATGGATCGCCACCGCCATCACCGTCACCGTCACCACCGTCACCGTCACCGACATCCCATGCTATTCTCACACGACCGGGTGTACCAGGAATACCGGGACGGCCAGGAGTACCGGGACGGCCAGGAGCACCAGGAAGACCAGGGGCACCCGGTTCACCCGGAGGTGGTGGTGGGCAACCAACAGTCGAACGATCGATTGGATACTGGACCAGTGTTTTCCAACGATAACTTCCATCGCCCTTATATACACGAATTGTATAATTGCGACCAAGATTTGGATTATGAGTAAAGTTAATTTTACCCATGAAGTTTGCGTAATCGGTTGAGACTGTTGTGTCAATACCAAATACTGTATATTGATCATTGAACCAACCCGAAGCTTCGTCAGAAGTGACAAGCGTCTTTTCTTGTGCTGTCAAAGCCGTTGCGTTTGCTGTTGATGCAAGTAACGTCGAACCTTGATAAACTTCAACCTTGATATTCTTGTCATAGGCATAGAAGAAAACAGTTGCTGCAGAGTTGACAAACTCAACAACACCAGGTGAAACTTCAGCGGCACCACCTGCAAATGTCAGTGTCTGATTATCAACAAAGCTTGATACTGTATTACCAATCTGCTGATTATTGAACTTTGTACGGAATGCAAAAGTATTTGCAATCTGTGTGTTTGGCAAACACTGTGGCTCAACAGCATCTACTGGATCAGATGAGTTGATCTGTTCAACAAGAGTCAAATCGATGTATTCACCTTGTGGGTTTTGACTATCATCAAAGTATGCAACCCAATTCATTTTCGGTGGAATCAAGTCATCTTGTTCAATCATTGCATTGAAACGTGGGTTTGCTGTATCAAGACGCTCATAGTCATTGAAGTCATCAACAAAGAAACCAAACTTAAAGCGGTTAAGATTAGGATCGGCAGTTGAAGGAATAACACGATCTTTGATATCAGATTCAAGAAGTGACAGACCCATGTAATATTCAAGATCACGAACACGCTTTTCAAGCTTATTGATATCAGCCATTGTGTATCCACGAGGCTGTGTGAACTGCGTCGATGTTGTTTCTGATCTTACACGCTCAATAGTTCGGTTAACAAATCGGTTATAGAGATAACGAATGTTTGCAACTTTCGTATTGATGATTTCCTTGAACTGATTTGACTTTGCCAAAGGAGCGTTCGGATATGGTGGCACATAAACATCAACCAACTTCATCGTTCCATCTGGCTGATCGGCAGGAAGTGTGTTATATGTGTTTGATCCAAGCTTACCAGACTTGACAGTGAAAGTTCCAGAGCGATCAAGAAATACACTATCGATACGTGACAAGAAATGTGAGACCGATGCCGACATAATGCTATCAGGCAAAGGAAACTTCTTGTTGTTTGTTGGATCTGCTGTATCACCAAAGCCAATAGTTTCAGCCGGATTGATTGGTGCAAGTGCATGATCAGAGTTTGGCGCTGCTGTGTTTGAAACATATGGACGGAAGTCAAACTGATTGATCAGGTCATATTCAACACCACTATCAGCAACCAATGTCGGGATCTCAAATGAATGAACATTTGAAACAATATTGCTCAGTGGCTGACTATCAACAGCAACACGCTGTTCAGTGTTTGATGAAACATATGAAACGGCGTCAAAGAAACCGCCAGAGCCAGATTCTGTGAAATGGTCAAACTCAACAAGAAAGTAATCACCAGAGCTGATATTCAAGTTGTGTCGTGGTCTCAGATAGAGATATGACAGACCATAGAAGTTTTCATTTTGGTTGTGGTCAATATAAAACTGTTTGAGTACTGCATTTGAAGATGTGGTGACAGTCGAGTTTCCAGAGTGATAAACATTGCGCAAACGGAATGCATCAGGAACACCAAGGCACCATGGACCAGCAACACCACTAACGTTGTTTGATGTGTCAATCTTTACATATCGTGTTCTGTTTGGTGTCTTTGTCTTACGTGATGCATCTGTGCGCTGAATATCAACAGCAAGAGCAGCCGTTTGTGCTGTTGCAAGATCAAATGCAGGAACAGTCAATGTCATGATCTGCTTTGTTCCATCAATAGAACCAGTGAGACCAGAGCGAACACCAAAAGGAATCGCAACATTCTTTGGAAATGTTCTTCGAAGTGTTGCAACAGTATTTGCGTATTCACCAACACGATCAAGCTGAATAGCAGTTGAGTTGACAACCTTTGTTACCTGATGAAGCGATGAACCACCTGTTGAATTTGCAAACACAGAAACAAAGTCACCCGCAACAACTTCACTTGTCAAATCAGCAGATGTTGTTATTGTATTTGCACCAGTTCCATAGTTCACAGTACCAGTCAGGTTGCTTGGTGACACAAGATCAGAGACAAGCGGAGCAACATATAGTTTACGAAGCTCACTGGCTGACATCGCACCTGTAACAGTAAAGAACTCATCAGCAGCTGCTGTGATGTTATAGACCAACGAACCAGTATTTGCAATCGTTGCAGTCTGATCGATTGTGCGATAGATGTAGCTGATTGCATTTGCGTTATGAATAGAATCAACACCAGCATGGAACAACAGCTTTGAGCGTTGGCGATCGCCTAGTTCAGCGATAGCAGTATTTGTTGTTCCTTGGACAACAGTAACAACATCAGCTAAACCGTCATATGTCGAGCCATCATAATGAATACCCTTTGTGCTACTGAAGTTTTTACCTGCGTTCATGTTAATATCAAATAGATATAAACGATATTGCGAGGCAGAAGAACCGATAGATGCATTTTCTGGAATGATGTTTCCAAGTGGAACCATTGAACGAATGCGTGCTTCACCAATCTTTGTGCCAGTTGGTGTCAATGTGCCAGCCTGTACATTTGTGATATCATCAAGATAACCAACCGCGGTGTCATAAAGATCAATGACATCACCCGTTGAGAATTGAAACAGTCCAACCACATTATCAACGACAACATAGTTGCCATAGTTCAATGAGATGTTCTGTGACGTGATCCGTGTTTCTGTTGTGCGTGTGAGATCTATTGTAAAGGTGTCATCTGTCTTGACACGGTAGCCATCAACATATGCAGTGCCTGGATCGATCTTCAAGGAATAAGTATTTGCTTCAACTTCATTGTTAGCAGGAGATGCAGTGCCAACAAGAAACTTATCAATGACATAGTTGCCAGACTCATCTTTGGTTCGTCGAGCCATTTCGTCATTGATTTTATTGTATTGTGTGGTTTTGTTCTGACGGAAAGCGCGACCTTCACTGAACTCAACAAGCGTAAAGAATTCAGGGTCATCGATTGCAGTATTAGCAGCAATAACTTTCAGTTCAGGAATAAGCTTCAGACGATCTGCACCAGGTGCCAACTCGTTTGGTTCACCGGTCGCATTATCAAGAAGCGTTGTGTCGATGTCTGATGTGATGATTTCTTCACGTGTGCCAAAACCAATAGACACGCCATCAGGAACACGATCATACTTTGATACGTTGATACGCTGACTATCAACACGAAGGAAGAAGCCTTTTTGGTATATAACACCTTCGGTCACACCAAAGGCATAACCATCGCCCACTGAAGCAGCAGTGGTTGAAACAACAACCTGTGCCGCAAAATTCTTGGCAGTGATGTCAAGGGCAGAAATACCTGTTGTATTGTCATTTGACTTAACAGAAATAATAGGTGGTGTTGTGTAACCGGCGCCATTGTTGGTATTTGTGATATTGATGATACGTCCTACGGCATTAGTTTCAACAATAGCTTCGGCGCCAGAACCAATCACACGTTCAACTGTTGCAGTGGCAGTTGCTCCAGAATCTGCAAGAGCAGCAGAGTTAGCGATAGCGTATGCCGTTGATGTTACAGTTGAATTAGCTAGATCTTCGTCACGTGGTTTAATAGACCAAATTTCCTGGCCATTATCAGCAAGAGTTGCTGTGTCAATCGCAACGATTTCAACGTTTGCGGTTCCACCGTCATTGATATACTGACCAACGGTGAATGAGCCAGATGTAACATTGACGACAAGAGCAGATGTTGCAATTACCGCATCTGAGTTAGAAAAATTGATACCACCGTTTGTGATGGTGTAGCCACGCACAGATCGCTGATAATCAAATACTTCTAATGTTTCACCAGGAGTAAAAGCAAAAGTATTGCCGTTATCACCCGCATTTATGTATTTGATGTAAAGAGTCTTGAGATCAGGATCACTTGACTCAAAACCATCTTCGGTTTCTTCGATGTAACCCTGAAGTCCAGTGGTGTTAGACTTGATGTTCAGGTTAATAAGATTTCCAGGTATGACAGCAGTCGTGTTATCTGACTGCAGGTCATTCAATTTAACGTAAGGCGCAGGATCATAATAGATGAAGTTACAACCGTCAACAATTGTACCACGGACAAAAATATTATCACCAAACCGCTCAACCTGCTTTTGCAGAATCGACTGTAACTGGTTTAGTTCACGTGTTTGAACACTTACACCGGGCTGAAACAGAACACGGTAGAAATCTTTGTCGGGTGAGTAGTCATCATAGTATGGTGCATTACTCAGTGGTGTTTTCAACGGCATATCTATAGTATCCCTTAAAATTCAAACAGTATCTTCAATGATTCAGACTGATTGTTCGCTCTTGTTACGGCATTGATATTTTCTAGCATCAGAACATCGCCCGAGCCATATAGCAGCTCTGGTGAGTATTTATTAGTCAGAGAAGCAGAGGCCGAAGAAGTATTACCTTCCATGGAACCAGTCGTGTCAAAGACACCGATCTGATTCGTTAGAAAAATTGTTGCAACTCCACCATTAATATCAGCACTATGAATAAATCCATTGGCCGTTGACGTGTTGGCATCAACACCTTGGTATACCAACTCATTCTGAGTAAATGTACCAGATGACATGCTTCCGGTGTATTTATGCATCTGAATGAAAGTATCAAATCCTTTGGTGACATCATTACGAATAACAGTTTCAACAACAGCTTTAGCACCAGTTGTTTTACCAACATACAAATCAGAGATACCAAAGACGCCTGAAACATTGCTGAATGTCATATGAGTCGTATTTGTAGTTCCCTGAACAATAGCATTCGCAGAAGTATTTGCTTTATATATCAGAATGTCTGTACAAGCAAAGGTCCCAATAGAATCTAGTTCAAGAGCAGAATTGCTTGTGATGCTAACAACAGTTGAAAGCATATGTGCTGCGTTATTTGAAGCTTTCAGATATACGTAGTCACCCGGACTAAATTGATTTTCAAAATCAGCAGTATTCGAACTAAGCGTATTTGATGTCGTATTCATTGTTGCATTTACAGCAACACGAACCGGTTTGATTTTATGAACCATTTCGCCATTCTGGAATGTGCCATTTGCACTAGAATAAGTAAATGCAACGTTAGCAAATACAGGATCTTTCAGAATACCAATCTGCTCATATGAGTTAAGAATCGGAATAGTATTGGCTTCTGAGTTAGCAAAGTTGATACCAAAACAGAAATGTTCAGCACCAAGCTCAACCATTGAATTTGCACCATGACCATCAGCCGGTGCATAGATTGGACGAACGTTAGCAGTTGAAGAAACACCAACAACAGCATTTGCTACGACATTAGCAACATGATACTGATAGTTAGCACCACGATTCAACATCTCAACACGATACACAGAATTTGATGCTGTTGCATTCACCAAAGCACGTGCAACGGCATTTGTTGTCTGTAGACCATCACCAGTAACATCAACTTCTGGATTGATCTCAAACGTCGTTCCATTCTGTGGTGGAGTCGAGAAAGCAGAGTTGACAACAACGAATGTACCGGTAGTATTGCTGAAGTTGTTTGCAATGGTTTTATATTGTCCGGCGCCATCACCCGCAGAAAGATACATGATGCATCCGGTATAGTAACCATTTGTTGTTTTGACTGTGTTATTCTGTACTTGATAGAGCGCAGAGTTACCACCAATACGAAGATCAAGACCAACAAAAGTTCCTGATGTATAATTGTTATATTGACGACCGCCGTCTTCAACTTTGATTACATCAATTGCACCACGTACGGCATATGACTCAACATCAGTATTAGCAACAACAGGAATATATTTGCTGGTGGCAAACTGATCATATTCAGTCCGTGTGATTGAATACATATATTTCCAACGATAACCGTCAGATGTCTGATACATATTGGTGTTTGAGTTAACAACATGTGAGAATGTTGGCACAGCAGTGCTTTCTGCATTCATGTTATTATCAAGACACTTGTAAACATGAAGATATGCAGTCTCATTAACATACACAAAAAAATCTTTTGTTAACAAATCAGCATCCGTGTCATCATACATCGCATACTTTGTGCCAGTGGTCCATTCAGCACTACGAATCATTGGCTTGATGTCATTTGGTGCAATACGCTTACCAAAAAGCATTTTATTATAAACATCAACCGTCGTTGTTCGTGTCATATCAGACGGCGCTGGTATCGTATTTGACGTTCGTGGCACATGTTGCGCAGCAAACACATAATAAGAAGTGTTCGCATCTTCATCAACAGACTCTATAATCTGTTGAACAGTATGTGCCTTGAACGCAGATGTTGTCAACTTGGTCATTACTTAACCTTACGTAATTTCAATTTTCTGAATGGCTTCTGCTGCCTGCTTTGATGCTTCAGTTTTTTCAAACTTCAGAACCGCATTTCTGCTACCTTCAACAATACCATTGAACCATTCTACTAGAATCTGCTCGGTCGTTGGAACAAATGGCGCACCATTTTCGTCTTTCCACTTGTCTGCATAAAGTACACCATATGCCATAATAAGACGTTCTGCATCTGCGTCAGACACCGACTTAATAATTTCTACACCATTGCCATCGGCAATCATGCCAACAGTATCGCCTTCAACAGTTAATTTAATAGTTCCAGCCATTTCTATCTCCTTAGCTTACAACAGCACGATCTTGAACACGTCGCCAATCTGTACCATCAGAAAAGGCCAAAGTTGCACCACCGGTTTCATCACTCACAAAAATTAAATCACCAGCAACTCCAGTTGGTAATGTTGCAACGGTATATGATTTCAGATTCGTTGGCACATTCATACTTACATGTGTAGTATTTGCTGCCATTTTCTCTGATTCAACAACAATCTTAATGTTTCGTGTTAGACCAGAACCTGTTGATTCAGTTCCAATGATAAAGTTATCTGAATCCCATGAAACTGTGCCGCGCTCATAGTTTGAGTTATCTGAATACGTGTTATAGACATTGAAGTTCTGTGGATTGACCGTACGTCGCATTTCAAGCGTATCGGCGGCACCACGAACTACGACTGCATCACTTGCTGTGCCAAAAGTTACGGCGCCAGTGTCAGATATAATATTGACGTTTGCAGAAGGTTGGAACTCAGCAGTTGAACTGATAGACCCGTCTTTACCAACAGAAAATTTTGATAGGCTACCAACAAGTAGGTCAATGAGTTTACTATCAGAAGCAGAAGCAGTGTCTGTCACATCCATTTTGATAGAAACGAATGAGGTTGCACCGTTGTTCCATGTATCTGTTAGATCATAGATATTTGCCATTGTTATACCCTTGTTGTAATATAGGAACCAAACTTATCAAAGATAAAATCGTCCCTACGGTCAGTCATAGACAATAAGTCAATCGTTGAGATGATGACTGTATTTTGTCCAATGTCGGTTGTGTTATTTATAGTTGCATCAAGTGAGGTAGTAAACACGAGATTACCAAAGTATTGCGTACCAGCAACATGAACAACTTGCCTGAGCATATCTTGATATTTATCAAGAGTTACCGATGCACGAACCTCATATGAGTGTGTTTGCCAATATACACCATCTTGAAGTTTTTTGATGTTCGAAAGAAAGCCATCACGTGATTTATAGAAGCCAGTTGCAACACCATGAGTTGCAACATTTGCTCGTCCGGTGCCGATGCCATCAATCGTTACACTTTCATTGTTTGCAAATCCAAAACCAGAATCAGTAATCTGCAGCTCTGTTATAATACCATTCGCAATCGATCCAGCCAGATCAAACTCGGCGTTATCTGCCATTCTTTTTGAGGTTGTCTGTTCGGTTATAGACATTACATTAGCAGACGAGCCTGAATCAGAACCAACTAATAATGATGAATTTGCAATTGTTACAACTGCATTTTTATCATCATCATAACGCAAGCGTTCAACAATAAGATGTGTTGAGTTGGATGATACTAACTTTGCTCTATAGAATGACGAAGCCTGTGTAAGTTCTTCCCCGACTGAAAAACTTCCGGTTGCTGCATCATACTCAAGAATCTGGCGCCCTAATTTAGGATTCGCAATCATCAATGAATCATATATTCTTGTGATTGGAATCTTGTTATAATTTTGACCAGGTGAAACGCCTGTTAATGTTTGAATTTTACCAATTTTGGTATTTGCTGTTGAGAGCAAATTAGCAATAGTATTTGATGTTGCGTTTCCTGCAGGATCGGCCGGAAACCCATAAGCAGTGGCAGACAAAGCCACATTAGCATAATCTCTTAGCAGGTCGCTATTGATACCAACAAATTCAGTAAACAGCATGTCTTCTGAAAAGCCAAATGTAAAACCAGTTCCTGCTGATATCGCTAATATCGATGCATTTGACTCAGATCGGTTCAGTTTCAAAAGGTTGTTTGCTGTATTGAAAAAACCCAATGAGCTACTGACATCATGAACACCTAAATCAATATCAACCCGATTGATTGTAGCGGTCACAGATGAATTTGCACCCGTGAGTGTATCACCAGAGAAAAACGCATCAGTAGTGTTTGCAACAAATATAGTTGAGTTGCCACCAATAGTATTGGCCAATGCCGAAAATAATCCATTGCCACCAGACGTGCCTGTTATGATCTCGCCGTTTGTGAATGTTCCTGATACAGAACTTACTTGTAATCGAACATTTGCATACATGCCAGTGACATTTGCCGTGACTGTTTTGTCAGTGAATGTACTAAGCGTAAAGTTAGATGCATTTGATGTTGTGTAATATGTGGTGTGGTCAAGATTACCAGAAAGTATTTTTACTTCAATTTCACCATCTGTTGCACTTGCTGGTATGATATCTAATATCGCACCGGTGCCTTTGACATCACCGTTTGCATGATATGCAAAAATATCATCACCAATTGATGGTGTTACCGTAGCAGCAGTATAAATGATATTAGCAATAGGTTGCTCTACCTGCTCAAGGTCAATGAAAAAGTCATTATTGGAAAATGTAGTATTTGCATTATAATCAATCAGTGTTAGTATATTATTTGATATTAATGTTGTTGCCGTATTTGTATACGCATAACCACCATTGGTCAAAGTAACAACTAATGAACCTGTAGCATTCGCAGTATTAGCAACTCGTGCACGAGCACCGTCACCGGTGTTAGATGTCAGGTTTACTGTATTACCAATAGAAAATCCACTAGCACCGTTTGTGATAATAATAGAGTTCAATGATCCTGTAATAAATGGTGCGTTCTCAACACCAATACGACCATCCTCGGTATCAACACGCTCGCCAGTTTGAAAGTTACCCTGAATATTTGAGATATATGCAATATCGATAATACGATTCTTGACTGTTCTACGAATCAAACTATCCACAAAACATGTTGCACCTGATGTCTTACCAACAATCTGATGATTAACCAGGCGTGTATTTAACTCTTGTGGCTTCAGCTCAAGATACTCAGGTCGTTCCCAAACACCCGAAGACGTATTGAACAGATCGGTTGATGGATAATAAACATCAGCAGCAACACCAAACGCTGCCTTGAACAAAAGATCAATTGAGCGTGGCGTACCTTTTGAGCGATATAGGTCAAGCGAATTCTTAATCAGACGTCGCTGATCAGTAACAGTGTTGAACTGAATATTCTTTAGATATGCTTGCTTGAAGTGAACCAGAAACTCATCTGTCGTTTCATCAATATCAACAGCATCTCGTGTTCGTCGAACATAGTGACCTGGGTTTGCACCAGAAACTACATTGCCATATGTTGTTGAGAGAAGAGCAAACTCAGGAAGCTTTGCTGGTGTTAGTGTCAGAAAGGTATTATTTGCAACAGTGTCAATCGTGAATATTTCATAGTCATCGTCAGATCTTGTAATTGCAATCGTATCGCCGTTTGCAAACTCAGTCAAAAAGTTCGTGCGTGTGCCAGTGATATTTGCTGAGTTATGAGTTACAGCAATACTTGATATTTTTGGCTTGAGTAGCTTATTACGGCGCGATGTCTTCTGTTCCATCCATGAGTAATACTCTTTGACGAACTCAACAAAGATCGGTCCTTCCTCACGATAGAAGTCCGGAAACTGACCAGCAATAAGTGATGATATGTTTTTGACGTCTGCCATTAATCACGAACTTCCTCGATAGTTAGAACAACCTCGTCTGAATCAATCGTAAGAATATTGTTGAGTCTTACGGCAACATCTGGATCTTCTGGTCGAACATATAATCTGATCGAAGAACCGACATAGTTGTCAACTTTCAAATCACGTATCGAGATAATGCCATTCGTATAGTCCACCGTACCAATATCAGAGACAAACTCATGACGGTTACCAACAATGCGCATGATACGAAGGTTGCCTTGCCCATCATCATCCAGACGACATAGTTCTGACTTAAAGAAAAAGTTAGATGACTCAACCGCAGAAATAGTATCTGCACCATGACTATCTGACTTATCAAATAACAAATCAGTTCTTAGCGCAACACCAAAGTCGATATTAAATGATTGGAATTCGGCAAGAACAGGATTAATCTTTTTGAATATCTGCATGTCAGTGATAGACGAGATGATAGAAGGATCGGCATCATCAATCAGTGCTTCAAGACGTGATTGACGCAAAATGACATTGAAGTCATCGAGATTGTCTTCGTTATATTGTGTGATAACATCTTGTACAATCGTCTTGAGCGTTTCACGTGATGCGCTTGTTAGGTTGACGTTATATCGAATCTTTGAGTCAATACGAATGAATGTGTATTCAGGTGCAGCAAACTCAGGAACAATACCAAAAGTCGTTCGATTCTTCAGAAAGTTTTTGTATTCTGTTTTCTTTGAGTCAGGCAAACCATCAACATCATTCAAGTCAACAGAAATGAACACTTTGCCATATCGTGCAGGTGTGAGCTCTTCACCACCAAATGCATGAATGGCATTGATTTCAGGAAATGCCGCTTTCAGGATGACTTCATAGTCAGAAGCAGTAACTGCTCTTTCTTGTACCTGAAAGTGTCGTGGTGCCATATACTTGATTGATTCAAGCGTTTCTGCTTCTGAACCTTCCTTGGCATTCTCAAGCGTATTCACAACAACATCAGAAGTAAGTTCATCTGTATTCGTTGGGTCGAAGTTTATAGTGAACTCACGAGCTCCATTAGATACTTCACCTGAAGCCACGCGATACTCAACGCGAATAACAGAGCCAGCAGGAGGTAGGAAACCGAGGTTGTTATCACCAAGTAGAACTTGATAAGTTCCGCCTTCACCCGCTTGTAAGAAAAATACCTTGTCACTAGGACCAAGATCAAGCAAAGAAGTAGCGTAATTATACACATCGCCAAGTTCATTGGAGCCCTCAAACACTGTTACTGTTATCGAATCTGTATCAATACCGGGATTGGTCAGTGTAAAAACCTGACCAACAATACCTGATATATTATACGAATCCGTTACATACTGTCCTTCATAAACATCGGCTTCAAACTCATAAGAGTTATTTGCAGAAGCAACAGTTAAAGTTTCATCAAGTGAAAATGTATAAGAATCATTTTTAACAAGGGCAGTAAAATTAGAACCCTTTGGAATAATATAAGGAGCTGACGTTCCATCAGCATTAAACGTCACATGAACTCGTGCACGAGAAGATTTTACTGAACTTGGTAGATAGTTCAATTCTTTTGCACGTGATATAACACTATTACGAAGAACAGCAGAGTCCAAGAAGCTTTCATTCAAAACCATATTCTGATAGAATGCAGTTCGATAACCATTTTGTGCCAAAAGATCAAGCAGAAGGTTCATGTTAGAAGCTTCAAAGTCATAGTCCTTGAAGAGTTCGTTGCCACGCAGATAGTTCTTGAGGCTGGCTTTAATGCTAGCAAAGTCAAGATCTACAAGGTTTATTGCATTATTAGCCATTATTACCTCACACGGTTGACACTCAGATTCAGAACCTGTGGCTGTTGAATATTTTCGACGGTGTATACTAACTTAATATTTATAGTGTTCAAATCACCAAATGATTCTCTTGCACTATTTACAGCATCACCACCCAGGCCATATGGAGCTTCAATAATAAGATCCTGGCATGTTGCACGTGGTTCATACGCATTAATGAGTTCTTTAATATCAAACTTCAGCGCCTCTGTTGAACCGGCATCAAGTTGTTCAAATAACATATCACGCAGATTGCCACCAAAGTCAGCATTCATGAAACGCTCGCCTTTGTTTGTTAGGAACAAAGCCTTGAGTGATTGTGATACAGCATCGGCATTTTCAACAATACCGACATGACCGGTGAACGGATTCTTATCGAAGTTTGTCATGAAGTCACTATAGACTTTGACTTGCTTCTGAACAAGAGTTCTTCTATCTGCA